GCTGCTCAAGAAATAAAATTAGTATCTGATAGTATTGATGCATACTTTGATAGATATGGAAAAGCTATGACAGGTGCTGCAAAATCTAGTGCAAGTATCTTAGCAACTTTAGGTAATTTAAATATGTTAGGTAGAGTTACTATATCATCTTTAGGTGATATTGTTCAACCTTTTCAAAACTCTGCTAATTGGAGAAGTGTTATCAAAGGATTTAAAGATACAGCATTAAAAAATAAAAATGAAACAGGACCAGCTAAAGCTTTAAATCAAGATATAGATAATGCTATTACAGCTAGTTTAGAAAGGTCTGCTGGATTTGAAGGTAAAAATATAATGTTAAATGCTGGATGGGTAGGTAAAACTCCTACACAAAAAGTTAATAACATTATGTTTAAAGCATTAGGTTTACAATGGTTGACTGGTTATGCTAGAAGGTTTGCTTATAATACTGCTGTTGCTGATGCACATTATTTATCTAAAACTTTAAGTAAATTAGCATCAAAAGGTAACTTAGAAAAAAGACAAGCAAAACAAATTATATATTTCTTAGAAAATAATTATGGTGTTAAAACTAATCAAGCTTTACAAATAGGTAAGTTTAAAAATTTAGATGATGCACTTAAAGTTAGTAACAATAAAAAAATATTAAATCAAACAGGTGTTATTGGTGCAAATAGAGATGCATTAATACCTCAAGTATCTAATAGATTATTATTTACACAAAGTAATAATCAATGGGTAAGATTAATGGGTCAGTTTTTATCATGGGCTATGGCAAAATCTGCACAAACAAATAAAATTTTAGCACGAATGGAAAATGGTAATGCTAAAACTTTAGTAAAAACTTTAGCTGTACTTCCTATTTATTCTGGTGTTCAATCATTAAGAGAAATAGCAAAGTATGGTGAAGTTATAACTGATTACGATGCTGATAATAATAGATGGTGGGCTGAGGGTGCTAGATTATCTGGTATGTTTGGATATTTACCTGAACTAGTTGCAAATAGATTTATTGGTCCAGGTTCTAGAGAGCCTTGGTTTTTATTTCCACCTGCTGCACAAATTGCATCAGTACCAGTTGAAGCAGGACAAGCTGCATGGAATGGTAATACTGATAGAGCAATAAGAATTATAAATGAAAGATTATTACCTCTACCTAATTGGAGAAGAAATATTGTCAAAGTATTTGGTTCACCTTTAAAAGATTTAACAACATCAAGTACTGGACAATCAGGTTTAACTCCTTTTGCAACAGGTGGTGTTGTTAAAAGAAAAAAATTTAGTAATGGAGATGCTGTTGAACAGGCAGCTAAAGAAGTAATATTACCAATAGCCAAACCAGAAAAAACAAAAGAAAATAGTTTAAATATAAATAATAAAATAGAAAAAGAAAATAGTTTACCTTTATTAGAAACAAATTTACCAGTTGTTAAAGGTAAAAAAATAGCTACAATTATAAAATCTAAGTTAGATGAAAGAGGAATTGATAATTCAGAAAATATTGCTAAGGGAATCACAGGAAATATTTATGCAGAAAATGATACTTTTAAATTTGATAGAGAAGAAGATGCAGATGTAAAATTTAAAGGTTATGGTTTATTTCAATTTACTGATTATAAAAATAAAAAAGGAAATGTTGTAGGACATAAAACTGAATATAAAAAATATTTACAAAATAAAAAAAAACAAGATAGTACTGAATCTCAAATTGATTATGTATTAGATAATATTTTTACTAAAGGTAAAGGGAGTGGATTTAATATAGGAGCAGGAAATAAAGAAATGTTAAGATTAACTTTTTCATCAGGTGATGCTGGTAATATTGCAGATGTTTTTGCAAGAATATATGAAAAACCTAAAAATGAAAGTTCATTACAAAAAAGAATTAACTTTGCTAAAAAATTAAAATTTAATATAGGTGGTATAGTAGGAAAAGCTATAGCAAAAGGACTATCAAAAGCTGCAGTTAAAAGAGGTGATACAGCAATATCAACTACAGTAGGTACATATAAAAAAGTTAATAAAATATTTGATGATGCTAATGTTAAAACTGTACATGATTTTGGTTCTGGTTTAGGTTTAGGTTCAAAAGAATTTACAAATAAAATTGTAACTAATCATGAACCTTTTGTTCCAGTAGAAAAAATTATAAAAGTAAAAGGTAAAGTACCTGATTATAAAACAGCAGATGATGTTATATTTAAAGAAGGATTTGCATCTAAAGATGGTGTTGTTAATGCTAATGTATTAAATGTAATTGAAGACCCTATTGAAAGAGCAAATGTTGTTAGACAAATATCACAATTAATTAGTAATAAAGGTATGGCTGTTATTACAACAAGAGGTAATGAGGTTACTAAAGCAGCCCAAGCTTCTAAGAATGCTACACCATTTAATGATGGTTATATATTTGGTAAGGGAGATAAAAAAACTTTTCAAAAAGGATATAGTCAAAAAGAATTAGAAGAATATATTAAAGGTATTTTAGGTGAAATGTTTTCTGTAGAAAAAATACCTAGTAAATATAAAATAGGAACATCAGGAGTAATTATTAAAAAAATAAAAGGAGATAAATAATATGCCATTTGAAATGATAACAATGCTAGGGTCTACAGTACTCGGAGGAGTAATGAGTCTATGGTCGCAAAGCATTAAAGCAAAACAAGCAGAACAAAAGATGCTCATACAAAGAGCAGAAGTACAACAAAAAGGTTTTAAGGAAGCTAGAGAATATGACAATAAAGGTTTTCAATGGACTAGAAGAATTATAGCATTGACTGCTGTATTTGCTATAGTACTATTACCAAAACTAATGCCTATATTTCAACCAGATGTAAGTGTAATTGTAGGTTACTTAGAATTTAAACCTGCATTTTTCTTTATACCAGAAAAAGAAATAATGAAATGGGTAACACTATCATCTAATAGTTTAGTTATTACACCATTAGATACTAACTTAGTATCAGCTATTATTGGTTTATACTTTGGAGGTTCTTTAGTAAAGAAATAATATGATAGATAATTTTTTTTATAAATTATGTGGTTTAGTTGATGATTTCTTTTCAGCTATAGAAACATATGCAATCAAATTTACTTCTTGGTTATGGGAAACAAGAGTAAAAATTTTAAGAAAGAAACAAAAAAATGCGAGACACAAAACTTCTAGAAGAGTTTAAAAAAAAGGTTGAAAGAAAACTTAAAGAGATGGACATCTTTAAGAACCTTAGAAAAGAAGTAGAGATTGGTGCGAATGGTACTCAATCTTATATAATAAAAGAAGGTGTCAACAAAGGTAAAAAAGTAACAAAGTAATATGGAAGTAAGTAATATGGATTATAGATTTACAGCACTATTAATTATAATGATATGCTTACTAGCTTTATTTGGAGGACCAGTAAGATGAAAATATCACAAGACACATCAGTAAGTATGCCTGTCAAGAATATGATTGGAATTGTAGTGGCTGTAGCTATGGGTGTATTTGCTTATACAGAAGTAACAGCAAGACTAACATCATTAGAAACATCAAGAGAATTATTTCAAGCAGATTTATTAAAAAAGTCAGAGCAGAAACCTACAGACCAAGAACAATTTATGTTAATAGAATCTTTATTTGAAGATGTAGAAAAATTAATTGAGAATCAAGAACAGAATATGACTAACAAAGTTAATATAGAATTTCTTAAAACTCAATTAGAAAAAGCCTTAGAAGATGTTGAAGAATTAAAAGATAAGGTAAGAGCAAATGGTAATGGAGGACACTAATGACTGAAATGGTAATAGCCCTACTTTTAATTATTAATGGAGAGATAAAGGAACATAGAATACAAGAGTCTATGTCTAAATGTTTAAAAGGAAAAAGAATAGCAATGCGTAGTAATACTGGTACTAATATAGAATATCAATGTATTAAGTCGATGGCTGAGACAGAGATATATTTAAATCAAAAATCAATTAAAAAATTAATTTTAAAATAATGACAGCAGCAAAAATATATATACTAACAATAATGTTATGTGCAATAGGACAACCTCAATGTGTTATG